CCAATGCTTTTATAGTCTCTTGATTAAGCATTCTTAATTCTTGCATTCTTTCAATTTGCCAGTGCAAAATATCATCTTCGCTAATACGTCCACCTGCTTTTAACCGCTTTGCTACTAAAAGAAATATCTCATCCTCTAAAGCACGGTAAATGTCGGCTACGGGTTGAGTGAATAAATCAAGGTTATGTGGAGTGATTTTTGGTTCTTTTGGATCCATTTACATCACTCCTGCGGACCGAACAATGCGCTTTGCGCCCGTAATTCATCTATATCGGGTGACTGCATTTTTTCTTCTTGAATGATTTCTTGCAAGATTTTCAAAGCTTCTTCCTCTGTACATCCGTAAACCTTCATGATGGCCCGTTTTCTCGATTGCAAGCCAGCGTTCACAAGTTGTGTTTGCTGATTGATTTCTGCCCCCTTATCCTCGGCGATAGAATCATCAAACGCTACCGATATTTCAAAATCATTCGGCGCATTAATCAATCCGTAAAGTTCACCGATAGCAATTACCGAGTGAATCAGTTCTTGTATCCCTGATTCTATAATGACTTCATGAGATTGTTTCGACTTGAACGTTTTTGATTGTTCCGAAACAACCTCGGTAGCAGTTTTCATACTTTGGCCATCAAATGTAAAGGTCCCACTCGAAAAACCCGTTTGCATGGCGAATAAGTTCAGTAAAGCATTAATGGCAGCAATATGCTCTTCAACACGTAATTCAACCGAAACATCTTTAAATTCGCTTTTGTCCATGTCACCAAAAGCAAATGCTTCATAAGTTTCGTCGGTTGAATCAAAATAACGAAGTGCTTTACCGCTATCTGGATCAATTACTGTTTTCACCGCATAAGCTGGAACAATAATTCGTTTTCTTCCTAGACGAAACTCACGATGGAATGAATCAAATGCAGTATCAATTGCTTTCAATGTGTCTAGAGCATTGGCAAAAATCGAAATCCCAAGTGGGCTTTGTAAATCGATGTTATTGGCGATGTTGGGTTTGAAATATGCAAATAACGGCTGATTCAAACCGTCTATTTTCACTTCTTCCTCTAAGTCCGGGAAAAACTGTGCTAACGGTACTTTAATGCCTAAATCAGCGCCATTTTGAGATTCATAGACTTCATTTCGGATAACATACTGACCATTCTCCCATAAATGCCATTCGAGATGCGTGTATTTCTTGTCGCGCCGTTTAAACTCATACGGAAAAACCGCTTCATAAATAGTGTCATTGCGCCACGAAATAGGGATAAAACAATCTGCAGTCACGAATGAAAGCATGATACGGTCATTTTCTACATACGGCTTTATCACCATACCACCGTGAGCGAACATGTACTCGATATAGTCCTGGAATTTCTTATCAAACTTATTTCGTTTTAATACTTCAGTGATAAATTCAGCAATTAAATCATCACTAATGCTGATTTCGCATTTTTCGTTATAAACAAGAGAAGCCATCTCTTGCGCCGCCGCTTTTGGCATGTTGAGCGTGAGCATGGTGCGTTCTTTTGTTCCATCGATAGTTTTGTATGTGACTTTGTGAAAAGGTTCGTGATAACCACGATAAAGCGCCTTCCATATCTCTATTTTCTGAAACATTTCATCGTTTATCGAAACATCTTTTAAGTCCGTAATCTTCTCAATTTCTTTCAGCAAGCCCAGCTTCACCAACCCCCTTTTCAGTGCGGTAATTATCCTTTGAAACATTGCATCACCTACTTTCAAGCAAAAGAAAAAACACTACCAGAGTGCCTATTTCCGTTGGTTTTCTAATGCTGCTTTCAAAACCCTTTCTTCATTCTCGATAAAGTCTAATGCACTTTTAATATTCCGTTTCAATGTATCCAATTTATCAAGTCGCTTTTCTATTTGAACATGTGAAACAAAATCGTTTAGGTTTGCTCCCATCGTACCTACTTTAATTTCGACTATTGCTTTTGAATAATACCCTTCCATATTAACCTCCCTAGAATTTCAGACCTAATTTTCGAAGGTTGTCATTAACATAGTACTGGAACATATCTACGGTATGATCATCTTCTTTGATTACTTTTGGATCCGCAGTGTTTAAAGTGTCAGGATCCCATTGATATTTTTTATGTTCCTCTATAAATATCTTGTTGTTTGGAGTATCTAAATAATAAAAACGCCCTTGAGCTAATAAGTCATGGACGTTATCAATCATATCTACTTTTTTCTTTTTTGCTATTGGATGTAACCTTATCCCATAGTCTTTAAATATTTGGTTACGCAAAGCTCCTTCTGCTGAATCGATAGTCTGCACATCAATAGGTTTCTTGTGAGTTTCTCTAACCTTATTCATCCATTCATAAAACTCCTTCGATAAATCGCTAGGAGCCTTCTTATTTGCCTTGTTCTCCGGCGAATAATAGTAAGTATCTAATAAGATAACTCTTTGCTTTTTAGTTAGTGCAAAAGCGCCATGTGTTGTTGCTGATACCTGGTGTCCTGTATCTGTTGCCGTATCAATTAGCAGGATATCATCGTCATCCGGCAACTCATCCAAAGGGTGAAATAAAGCTATATTATAAACATTTGTTCCAAGTCCTACAGGCTCACCTAAATATAGATACCGATAATAGTCATAATCATTGTTTTTTATACGTTCTATATCCTGTAACATCTGTTCGGTTACAAAACCTAATTTGTCATTTAGATAACTGGAACTGTGAATTAAGTAGTTTGGCTCACCTTTCAAGTTCTCTACCCATTCATTGATCCAGCTATATGGATTCCTAGGCGGATTATACGACCAAAAGAACTTAACAAAAGGAACCAACGGATGTTTTTGCCTCATGAAAGTAACATTTGTTTGGTCGAATTCTTCCGAGTCGTCAAATTCTGCTGCTTCTTCATACCAAACTGCAATAATGTTGCCAATATCGTTTGATTTCAGCTTTTGAAAATCGTCTTGACCGTAGAAATAAAATGTGGACCCAGTACCAACATGAGTTATTTTGAATGGCGCTACTGTCATTTTAAATTGATCTAGTATACCAAACTTGCCTAAAGCCCATTGAATTTTTAAATAAACCGAATCTCGAATAGTGTTTGCTACTTTACGGATAACAACTACATTCGCTTTTTCTCCACGTCGTATTAATTTCAACATCATATAGACAAGTAACAATGCTATAACTGACGATTTAAACGAGTTACGCCCACCACGTAATATGTTGTATGGCTTTTTTGTTGTCCATACTGGCTTAAAATGCGGATTGACTTCTTTTTGGATGTTAACTGTTACTTGTTTACTCATCATTATCACTCCACTCATCAACAATATTAATAATTGGTGGAGTATCATTTTCATTAGCGCTTGTAATCTTTTCTGTTTCGGCTTTCGTTTTATCAATCTGGGCCTGCATATGTTCGAGTTTTAATCTTCGTTCATCATCTTCAGTTGCCATCTCATTAAATTGCTTAATCAAACTTCTTAACTCGCTCATGGCCCGGGACTGCGCATTGAGGAAGGTAGCATGACGATCCCAAGCGAATTGGAATTCGTATTCTCGTTCAACATAAGTTGGCACCGTGATAGCTTCTCCATCTTCTTTTTCGCCAGTAACTTCAACTTCGGTTTTTTCTTTTTTGAGTTCCTTAATCATTTCATCTTTGCCGGTAACAAACATAATTTTCTGTGCCCGGATAATGGCAGCATATTGAATCATGATTTGGTCCCAGATTAAATCAGCAGGACTTTTTTCTTCAAGCATACCCATAAGTTCTAATGTTTCTTGGGGGATATATTTTGAAAATAATCCATGAGTTACTGCGTTTTGATTTCCTATTGGCGCTCCACCATCATTGCCTAAAGCATTCTTATTTCCTTTTGGTGCGCCTCGTGTTCGTTTCGTAACGTTCCTTTTTGATTTAGTAACGTTACCATTCAAAAATTTATTCCAATTATCTTCATTTTTCCATTTCCTGATTTGAGAATCTGAAACACCTAATTCGGCGGCAATATCTTTTAATTTCTTCTTTCCGTTGGTTTCTATCCATAAACGGAAAGCTTCATCTCGTTTTGGATTTCTTGGCCTTGCCACGTCACATCACCGTCCACCTCCAACGTATTTGAGTTGTTTTGGGCAAAAGAAAAAGCACCTCAAGGGGTGCTTTGATGTTTTAATTTTTTCCTAATTCCTATTATTTTTCAATTGAGGATTGTAAACATTGTTCGAATTGTATTCTTCGTCTTTATTATTGAAGAATATCAAAAATGATATGATGGTGAATAAAAAAATCGTACATATAAACATTACACATACTGATGACCAAAAAGAACTAATTAAATCCAAACACAAATTACTTACATTTTTATTCTCTATCATTACCTGATAAACAATAGTAGTAATAACTGTTAAAAAACCAATAATTAATGTTGAACAAGCTATGATTATAAATTCCATTCTATCTTCTTTATCTTTCATAATTCCCTTAACAACTTTTGTATTAAAAATTGATGCTAATACGCTCATACACGTGCCGTAAAAGCCTAAACTAATACTTGAAAATTGCAGAACGCTTTCTAATGCTTTATCAAAACCATCAATTTTATATAATGATGTAAATTTATAAACTAGCACTCCTGAAATTACTGAAATAATTAATGAGACACCAAAAACTTTATATGATATTCTCATTATTAAGACTCCCTTAACACTTTATTTTTAAAACCTCCATCCTCAATATCAAATTTAAGCTTCATTTTTTCGAAGACACTTATTGGATTTAAATGCCGATTTTCCCGATAATCAAACTCACAAAAAGTTTGGAGTTTATGATCGATTAAATCAATTGGCTCTACAACATCATCCTCATTTTCTCTAGAACGAATACGGAGCTTTTGAACTTCAGGGTCGTCAATATATTCATCCAATATTTTTTTAGCGAAATCCTCGTCAATTTTTTCAGCCTTTTCTATTTTTGAATTGAAAATTATTTCAACTGAATCAACACCTTTGTTACCGCCTTTCGTAAATTTTTCCACAATACCATTAGCTTTATTACCAGTTACTTTTATATGGATCTTACGGTATGCTGATTGATTAAACGCTCTTTTTTTGGCAGATGTATCAGAGACAATAGCAAGATTAAAAATTCCGTCAATCTGACCTACATATCTATCAATAATAGTTCTTAGAAATATTTCTATTCCAGATGGTCCGAGTGAATCTCTATTCCTCTGTATCATAAATATTTGATGATAGGGATCGTATAATACATTTACTTCAAATCCAATATATTCATCTTCATCTAAATCTAACGCTTGTGACTCACCATGTAGAGTTGTACGAGTAGGAACTTGATAATTTAATCTTTCAAAGACCAGGTGATAGTATTCCGTATCTACATCAACTTCAATACTTGAAAGCCTGGCCGGTTCACCGTTGTAATTATAAACCAATTTATGATTTTCAGTTTCTAAATCATTTATTTCTTTTGCTTGTGAATATTCGCCTCGGATTTTTTCAAAAATGTCTTTAAAATTAAATAGTTTTGTCTCATCATCCTTCATTTTAATTATCGGTCTAAAAAAGTTAAAACCTACTTTTTTTATCTTTGACACTAGCATCTCCTCCTCTGCCAACACAATTCGACAAAAGGAGGCGATTTTCCTGCATCTTTTGGTTTAAAAACCAAAAAACACCACCGAAAGGTGGTGCTTCAATCAGATATAGATGGTTTACCAACCCTGGAGCTTCTTCCGCTCCGTCCTACCTTCCATTCTAGCATGCCGATTTTTCCTTTGTCGAAATTGTATCCTTTGGAACATTTGGAACATCTGGAACATTTTTCGCTAATTGTTCCACTATAGAATCTTTCAACCTTCTAATATGAGAATGAGATAACCCCATATGCATTGCAATCCATCTGTAACTTTTCCCATCTAACAACCAGTGCAACACTTCAAATTCACGCTCGTCTTGTATAACGTGAATGCGATCTTGAATCATTTTCACTTTCCGTTCATACTGCTCGATCTTTTTCCAGCGCTTTTCCCGGCGCAAATATTCTCTATAAATCGGATCACCGGTTACACCTTTTGGTTTTGGAAGAGATGCTTCAACGCCATATTGAGCAGTCAACCCCTCCCCGGCATCTTTCATTGAATCTCTTAATATTTTTATAGAATTTATCATCCAATGATAATCTTTTAGGATTTGTTCGATTTCTTTCTTATTCATCCCGATCATCTCCTTGTTGATCATGAGTAAACCCATAACGCTTAACGCACCGATAAAACGGACATAAATGCCCTTTTTGTAGCCAAAAACATCCTTTGCAATGGTCATTAGTCACTCTAACTTTCATTACTTCATCTCCTTTCAAACAAAAAAGGACACCAATCCCGCTAATGCGTGATCAGTGCCCTCGGTTTTTCCGTTAGGCAAATTTAAACTTTTTTCTTCACCGTAGTTTCAAATCTGTCTATTTTCCCTCCAATGGTAATTACAACTGTTTCACCGTAATCCGGCAATTCGTGTTCTATCAATCGTCCATCTTTCACTACATACATTTTTTTATTGTCCATCAAATCTATTTCAGCTGTCATTTTTTCTACGTCTATTTTCAATAGGACCACTCCCATGTTAAAATAAAACTATCGAGTACTTGAGCCGGGAGTGGTCCTGGCTTTTTTAAATCAATTCTTCTGCTTTTGCCAACCGCTCTTTCCAATCCTTCCTGAGTCGCCATCCCCAGCCTGAACTCCAAAACACAGGCAATACATTATTTTCATTCATCCATTTTCTCATTTGTACAAAAATTTCTTCTTGGCTTAACAGATGTTGATTCACATCGACTTCATCTGTATATGCTGCCTTTCCCTTTTTGGTTGATAGCCATTCACAAAGTTCTTTCCACTCTTGTAAGTCTTGTTTATTTGTTTTCACGTTCTCACTCCTCACTTCTTATTTTCGGTATTTCCAAGCCGCCTAGCCGTTTGCAATCGTGTCCAAACTTGCTACTACACTTTCTATACAGCGGGCAAAACCAAGCGCATGTCATTAGCTTATCTTCCTCTTTCATCCACGGTTTCCGGTCATCTATAATAACAACATCCATCCCCTAGCCCTACTTTCGTGTAAGTTGATTGATTTCTTCATTCAACCTTTTGATTTCTTCCCTTGCTTTGTACAGCTGATTTTCAAGAAAAGCGTTATACGATATCGCTTGGTCTTTAGCCTTAAGTGCATGTTCTAGTTGTTCTCTTAATACCTCATATCGCTTTGTAATCGATTCATTTTGGCCGATTAAACTATTTTTGGTATTATTTATCTCGGATCCTTTCAAAATGTCATATGAGCCATTTTTAAGGACTGACGACATATTATTTCACCTTCTTCGCTTGTTTTCTCCTTTTCTTTAATTCTTCTAGTTCAATCCATCCCCCATATTTCTTGACGTATGTAATTAAGCTGAGTTTATGGGGGTATTTCTTTTCAAACAGTTTTTTCTTAATTTTGAAGGCCTCTGTCTCCATCCCTTTCACGTCCACAACCTCGATTGTTCCATCTAAGTGATGTATTTCAAAGTCGGCAATGTACTCTATTTTTCTATAAGTTCTACCGTTTTTCTTGAACGCTTCTTGGAGTAAATACCTTGGCTGGAGTCGGAAAAACAGTATTTCTTTATGCTCCTGCAGCCATTTCAACCGTTGGTAATACCTAGCTTCAATCTGTGAATCGAATGTATATCCGTCTAGCTCTACTTTCTTGGAGTTATATTTTGTTGCTGTCACGTAACCCCTTCCTTTCACAAAACATCAAGCACGAAAAACCGTATTTATCTCGTTTGATGTCTCCCACAAGATTCCAGCCACGCTCTTTGTGGGAATTTATGTTATTTGTAAAATTTGTTTCTGACATAGCATTAACGATTTTGTAGATTTTTCCGTTTTTTATCCATGCCATTAGTATCCACTCTCTTGTCTTTGATGATTGATTTCGTTTTTCTCAAGATAGGCTTGTTCAATTTGTTCCCAGGTGAAGCCTAGCAATCCAGCTAAACCGAATAACAAGCTCCATATCCTTTCGTATTCACTCTCAACTTCTTCCCAATCATTCTCACGATTTAGAATACTAGCAAAATAAGAAATCTGTCCAAATAACTCATTAAATTGAATTACTACATCGCCATAATTGATTGGTTCAGGGAATATTTCATGTTTAATTTCTATTTCAAGTCCAACTGATAAAGTGAAATGGACTACATCAACGTATTCTTCGAGGAGTGGGTTATATTCTTTGTAAACATCTCCCGATGACCTGCAATCAGGGCATACACCAGTACCATCATCACCTGAACCATTACACCATTTGCACTTTATCTGTTTATAATCTTTTATTCTCGGCTCTTGGTTATGACTCCAAAACTTAAAACATCTTGATTCTTGTGCACATTCCGCTAACTCTACTTGAAGAGTAAGGATCTTCTTTGAAAGTCTATCCTCGCCCTCCTTTCTAGGATGTTTCTTTTCAATGTGTTCATCTAATTGCTTTTGCAATCCAAATAGATTTTGTAAGTTCATTCCTTTCCCTCCAACGCTTTCCGGGCTTTATGCCCATTATCATTATTTGCTAATGGCATTTCGAAGGTATTACCTTTAATGCGGTTTCCTTCTCTCCATATCATTGGATCTGCGTAAAACTCCAAAGCCTGTTTGTATCGTTTAATTTCACTTATCGTGGAATACAATAATTCTTTTGTCTCTGAATGACTTTCTTCGGATTCTTCATAAAATTTTTGCCATTTTTGGACTTCTGCTCGCCAATCGTTTACTTCTAGTTCTAACTTTTCTACTCGTTCCGCCTGTTGAATTAGCCATTCAATATCTGAATCTGCTATACGATTAGCTATTGAGTTTTCTATTGCCCATCGATATATTTCTTTTATTTCTTTCAACCGTTCCTTATCAGTCATTTTTCCGTAACCTCCAATGCTTTAATGACAATTTTCCTAATTTCAGACACTTGATAACCTACGTTCCTTAATGGATATAAACCTCTTATTTCTTCTAACGCTTGTTTATAACGTTCATACTGCGTTTCCAATTTCTCAACACGTTTAGCTTGTTCGATAAGCCAATTAATATCATTTTTAATCAAATTGAAATCATATTCATGTTCCATATATTTTTCTTTTATTTCTTCCAAGCGTTCTTTATCAGTCATTCCTTTCCCTCCATTCCTTTAGCACTTCTACAAACATCTGAAACGTTTCTTCCTGCCTTACTGGATCGCTTTTCATCATGCCTTCGACCATGGCTTTGATGGTTTCCTTTTTGCGTCCTTTTCGTTCTTGATGTTCTTGCACATCTTTTTCAAACTGTTCCGGACATAACCCGTACTTACTTGACGGGTCAGCCCAATTTCTCTTATTTTTGCCGTAGATGTATTTACTCAATTGGAACCTCCAAAACAAATTTATCTTTTTCTACATTTTCTCCGTTCTCGATTAGTGGAAAGTACAAACTTCCCGGCTCATCTACATATTCAAATCGTTTTACCGCTGTAGTACCTTCAAGCAATACCGCCCTAATTGGCTTGCCTTTGTATGTTCCTTTCACTATCATTCTTTCAACCTTCCCAAATCTAGGTATTTAATTTTTCCCTTTCGTGCTAAGTGAAATAGTGCAATAAAAATTTCATCTGTATCCAAACGATGAAAAACCTCGTTCATTTCAGCGATTGATTTTCCTTCTTCGTACAGCTTGACAAGTTTTTGAAGCTCTTTGCTATCCCATGAAAAATCAAGCTCTTCAAGGACCAGTACAATGTTTTGCCTTTTTCGCATTGCATACTTGCCAATCATAGTTACCATCTCCGAAGCCGCTCTGCAGCTAGTAATCTTTTAAGCTCGTAATAATCAAGGTCATATAGATTAATCGCACCGTCACCATCAACATCTAAAGCAACCAATTCACTGATGATATGACGTTTTTTCAGTTCGTTTATTGCGTTCACAGATCTATACAGCATTCCCATAAAATCCCCTCCGTTTTTTCCTAGACTCGTCTAAAAAGTTATTAAAAATCATTAACCCTTCAATAACATCTTTTTTCGGAAACTGCCTCGCAATTTCTTCGATAAATTGTTCCTTTTGCATGATCTTCCCGGTAGCTTGATAATGGCTATGCAGTTTCTTGAAAACGATTTGGCTACTCATTGTTTTCGCTCCTTCTCCATTCG